ACTTTACAGTTTATGCATGATAAAGGTATAATTACTACTAGCGATAATGTTGCTGACGCTGCCGGTCTTGCGTGGTACGCTTCCCATAATCTTACGAGGTAAAATGGTTAAACTTTATGAGTCAAAGGCTTGGCTTTATAAAAGGTATATTGTAGAAAAGAAAAATATTGTGCAAATGGCACAAGAGGCAAATTGTAGTCATATGACCATCCAGCGTGCCTTGGATAAAATGGGAATAAGGAAAAGTAAATGAAAAAAGTTCTTATAACTGGTATAACGGGACAAGACGGTTCGTATTTGGCAGAATTGTTGTTAGATAAAGGTTATGAAGTTCACGGTTTGAAGCGCAGACTTTCTACTGAAAATAATTACAGGCTAAAAAACATTATTAATGATATTAAATTTCATAATGGAGATTTAAGTGACAGCATTAGTTTGCTGGATATTATAAAAAGGGTTGAGCCTGAAGAAATTTATAATTTGGCTGCCCAAAGTCACGTCAACGTATCTTTTGAAAATCCAGAATATACTGGAAGCATTAATGCTTTAGGGCCGGGTAGAATATTAGAATCTATCCGTACGTTAGGGCTTCCTTCTAAATTTTATCAGGCAAGCACATCTGAAATGTTTGGGTTAGTCAAGGAAAGCATTCAGAACGAGGAAACACCTTTATACCCACGTTCTCCTTATGGTGTTGCAAAAGTCTATGGTCATTGGATTACAAAAAATTATCGTGAAACTTATGATATGTTCACTTGCAATGGTATTTTGTTTAATCATGAATCTCCGCGTCGTGGGCTTGATTTTGTAACAAAAAAAATAGTTAATGGAATCTATAATGTTCATGCTGGCAATCAAGAAAAAATATTTTTAGGTAATCTGGATTCTTCAAGGGACTGGGGTCACTCAAAAGATTTTGTTCGTGCTATGTGGATGATGCTACAACATCATATTCCAAACGATTACGTTGTCGGAACGGGTGAGTCACACTCTATTAGAGAGTTTGTTGAACGTACTGGTAATTATTTTGGTATGGATATTCAATGGTCTGGTTCAGGTGTGGATGAAATCGGTGTTGATGTTAATACGGGTAAAACTGTTGTTGAGGTTTCTCCACAGTTTTTCCGTCCGGTAGATAACAGAACTTTGTGTGCAGATTATTCTTTAGCAAAAAGGGAATTGGGCTGGCAACCGGAATTTTCTTTTGAAGATTTAGTACAGGATATGTGCAATTTTGAAAGTAAAGGAAGTTGATGTAATGTTTTATTCTCAATCTGGTCAGGATGCTTGGGTAGATAAGATTCTTAGATCTAAGACAGATGGTTATTATATTGAAATTGGTGCCTACAATGGTGTTGACACTAGCAATACATATTTTTTTCAAAAGGAAAGAAACTGGAAAGGTATATGTGTAGAATGCGACCCTTCATCGTTTAATAGTTTAGTTAAAGTTAGAGATTCAGTAAATTTTTGGGCTTATGCTACAGATTATGATGGAGTTTTTGAAAACACTGGTGTTCCAGCCAGAAAATTGAACACTATTTTAGAGCAGGCAGGCGCTCCAGAGTATATTGATTATCTTTCAATTGACATTGAAGGTATGGAATATTCTGTTCTTCATGCTATCGATTTTGATAAATGGCGCATTGGTGTTATGACAGTTGAACATAATTTGTATTGTTGGGGACCAGAAAATAAAAATAGGAATTTTGATGTTTTAAGCAAAAATGGTTATGTGCGTGTTGTTGAAGATGCGCTAGTTTTGGACCCAAATCCTGAATGGTACATGAAGCCAAATGAGGATTGGTTTGTTCATGAAAGTATTCTAGAAAAGGTTGATTTATCATAATGGTGTGTGATTTTTAATGGATACAATAGGAAATTTAATAGATAAGTTGTCTATAGTGAATCTTAGAATATGGATGGCAGAAGACATTAAACGTGATCCAAATGCCACTGATAAAAAAATAGCAGATGCAACAAGACTGACTAATGTTTGTAATTCACAAAGAAATGATTTAATTCAGGAAATCGATGAATTAATTAATAATATGATTCAAACTGGTCAAGTTCAAAAATTGTATAAGCAAGGTTCTACTAAAATGTATGGTAATTCATAAAACCTTTTATAAGTTTTTATGAAAAAATCGTAAAATATACGATAACTAATGCACAAAAGCATTAACAAAATTATAAAAGGACAGGTACATGAAAGTTTTGTTAGTCAACCACTTGCAAGAACATTGTGGTGTTTATCAACATGGCAAAAGGATGGCAGATATTCTTTTAACTGATGATAGGTATGTCTCTAAGTATCTTGAAACAAATAGTTTGCAAGAATTTATTTCAGTCTTTTCAGATTTTAATCCAGATGTTGTTATGTATAATTGGCATCAAGCGACCCTGCCTTGGTATACACCACAATTATCTTATTCAGTACCAGCAAAACAATTAATTTTTCATCATGAAAACAACTTGCCATATCATTTAAATAGCGATGGTATCATTTTGGCTGATATGAGTGAGAATAAATTGGCAAAAATCTATGGATTGCAACGCGCTCTTTTTGAACTACCTGTCCCAGAGCCAAAGAATAATGAAGTTGTAACTATAGGAAGTTTCGGTTTCGGTTTTGAAAATAAAGGTTTTGAAAACATTTGTGTTAGAGTATGTGAAGAATATGATGATGCGATAATTAATTTGCATATTACCGCAGCGTTTTTTGGGGATAGGTTTGGAACTTTGACGCAAAAAATATCAGATACTTGTAGGTCTTTAATAACAAAACCGGGGGTTAAATTAAATATTACAAATAATTTTATTCCTGACAGCGATTTAGTTAATTTTTTGGGTGCTAATGATGTAAACCTTTTCTTGTATCAATATCAAGAGAATCGCGGTTTATCTTCAGCAATTGATTACGCAGTGGCAGCAGGCAGACCATTCGGAGTAAGCAATTCATCAATGTTTAGGCATGTTCTGAAAAAATTCCCAGAATTGAATGCAGATGAAAATACAATTGAAAGTATAATAAAGTTTGGATCTGGTCCTTCTGATTATTTCAGAGAAGAGTGGAGCAGCGAAAATTTAAAAAATAAATTTTTTAGTATCTTGGAGGATATAGTAAAATGAAAGAATTATTTACATTGGGAAACTTATATGTTTCAGATTTTATTGCAGAAAATGAAGATCCTCGCGGTGGTAGGGTTGAAATGAAAATGGTTTGGGATGAAGAAAAGGGGGCACCCAGACTTGAAGAAATTACACCTCCCGAATTTATGTATGGAAAGTATTGGTATCGTTCTGGTATAAATGCCACAATGACTAACGAACTTGAAGGTATTGTTAATTCTGTAAAGTCAGTTTATAAATTGTCAGAAAATGATGTTTGGCTAGATATTGCATGTAATGACGGCACCTTGCTAAAATTTGTTCCTCAAACTTGTTTTAGGGTTGGGGTAGATCCGGTAGATGATTCGTTTGTGGTTGAATCTTCAAAGCACGCTGATGTTATTATTCAAGATTATTTTAGTGCAGAATCTTATTCTGCACAGGTATCTGAGAAGGCAAAAGTAGTAACAATTATTGCTATGTTCTATGATCTAGAAAATCCTGTAGGTTTTCTGAAAGATTTAGATACTGTTATGGACGATGATGGACTTCTAGTGGTTCAAATGAGTTATACACCATTGATGATTAATCAAATGGCTTTTGACAATATTTGTCATGAGCATTTGTACTACCACTCTCTTGGTTCGATCAGTAAGATTTTTTCTGAAGCAGGTTTTGGCATTGTTGATGTTCAGTTGAATGATATTAATGGTGGTTCTTTTAGGGTTTATGCAATGAAAGAAAAGGGCAATGTTAAGAAGTTTGGGACACAGCCATACAGAGATGTTTGTAAGGCTAGGATTGATTCTGTGACTTCATATGAAAAAGAACATGGTTACAATACACCTGAAATTTGGGGTCCATTTTATGAAAATCTTCAAGAGTTGAAGAAGCAGACTTATGATTTTATTGTTTCAGAAAAGGCGAAAGGGAAGAAGATCTGGGGCTATGGCGCATCCACCAAGGGAAATACACTTCTTCAGTACTTTAACCTTGACAGTACTCTCATCGATTCTATTGCAGAAAGAAGTCCTTATAAGTTTGGGCTAAAAACGATTGGAACAGAGATTCCAATTTGTTCTGAGGAAGAGATGCGTGCGGCAAATCCCGATTACCTTCTCGTACTTCCTTGGCCTTTTATTAATGAGTTTATTCAACGTGAGCAAGAATACCTTGCAAGTGGCGGGAAGTTTATTGTTCCTTGTCCTAAGTTTGAGGTAATATCAGGATAATGATTAAAAGAGTTGTTTTTTTTAATAAATGGCATTATGGTGATCAACATGTTAGCAAAGAATTTGTTAAATTTTTTGTTAAACAATTTGAAAAACAGGGAATTGAATGTTTTTATGCTACAAATAAGAGTAAACATTCTGTAAATATTGACATGAATATTGATCATTTGTCTAAATATCAAGATATTAATACAAGTAATGTTTTTAATGAACATTCTTTTTTGGCCCCAGACGGAACTTATTATTTAAATACATGGGTCGGTCATTATATAACTGCTTGGCAACATAATTTTGTTAATCAAATGCCTATGTGGAAAGATCTGGCTTTTAAAGTAATGCTTAGTTCTTATGGAAACACTCTTTTAAATTTTCCAACTAGGGCTTGGGATATGGTTTCTGAAATAGATGAAAATTTAATTAGTGAAGTGAATATACCAGATGGAAAAAATGCTTTACTATGTAATAATCCTTCTGTTTCCTTAAAGACATTTGAAACAGATTTGTTTTCAGTTGTTGATAAAATTTCAGATGATTTTAAAGAAATAAATTTTATAACTACTAAAAGAATAAATTTAAAAAAACCAAATGTCATTTATGTGGGAGATTTAATTGATCGTGAAGATACTGATAATCTGCCGGAAATAGGATATTTAGCGGGAAAGTGTGAATTTGTTGTTTCAAATTCCTCTGGACCGGGAACATTTTCCATAAACAAAGGTTCTTTAGGTAATAGGAATGCAAAAATAATTTCCTTTGCTTCTACTGAAAGCAATTCATTATTTCACGAATTAGATAATATTTCTGCTAAAACTTATTGGAACCCAAATTCTTCAGATAGCAATGTTTACAATACATTAAAAGAAATAATTAAAATGGGTTGATATGATAAATAGAAAAAAGTTCTCTGTTATTGCTGTAGATTATGAATTCCACGTTCCGCGTGAAGGAATGAAAAAAGGCATTGAGTCTCTTGCAAATCAAACATTTAAAGATTTTGAATTAATCATTTGTCATGATGGGCCTAAAGAAGTTCCATATGAGGAAGAAATAGACTTTAAAGAATTGGGTCTTTCTCCTATAATTATTAATACGCCTCAACATATGGGTAACTGGGGACATTCAAGTAGAGATATGGCTATGAGGCAGGCTAGGGGAGAATTTTTTATTCATTTTAATATTGATAATATTTTTTATCCAGAAGCATTTGAAAAAATAAATGATTCTTTAGAAAGAACAAATCTTGATGTTGCCATTTTTACTATAATTCACCATAAAGAGGGTGGACGGGTTTTTTCAGGACTGCCTCCCGCTATGGCTTATATAGACTGTATGCAATTAGTTGCACATAGAGATATTTGGCAGAAAATTAATTATTGGTATGATTTATCTTATGCTTCTGATGGGTTTATATATCCTCATATAGCAAGTGAGTATCCTTACGTTCATATCATTGAATGTTTGGGTGAAAATTTCTAAAATAAATATGTTTGAGATTGGAATAATTTATTTTGAATAATAATGAAACTCTTTATATAAAAGAAAAATTTTTTAATGAAAAAGAAAAAGGCTTAATGCTTGAAGTGGGGGCTGGGCACCCAGATATTTATAGTGTTTCTAAGTATTTTAGAGATATCGGTTGGAGATGCATAGGTTTTGATCCAAACCCTAAATTTACTGAAATGCATAAAAATCTTGGGCATGAGATTTATCAAATGGCAATTGCAGATTATTCTGGTTCTTCTACTTTTTCTATTGTTCATAACAATGTTTCTGGAGAAGAAGATAATATGTCTTATTCTTCATTAGATCCAAGATATAATTTTCATAGTGATAATTTATCTGTTGAAAAAATAAATTGCGAAGTCGATACATTAAATAATTTTTTAAAAAAAAATAAAATAAAAAAAGTTGATTTCATTTCAATAGATGTTGAAGGCTGGGAAATCGAAGTTATAAAAAATTTTGATTGTGAAAAATATGGATACCCAGTTTTTATGATAGAAAATTATTTAAATAATCCAGATTATATTAGTTTTATGGAAAGCATCGGATATAGTTTTGATTGTCATATTGAATACAATCAAATATTTTTTAAAGATAAATAGGAGAATTGTGAAAAAAGTTTTGTTGACCGGGGCGTCCGGCTTCGTAGGTAGCCATGTGCTTAGGCACATTATTTTAAATACAGACTGGTTTGTTGTATGCCCTACAACCTTTACTCATAAAGGTTTACAAGACAGGATAAGGGTTGCTTTAGACGATCTGCCTGACGCCTATAAACGTGTAAAAATTATTCGCTGTGATTTTACATCGCCTATTTCTCCAATCACTTCTAGGGAGTTTGGGAACATAGATCTTGTTATTAATGTGGCAAGTGAGAGTCATGTCGATAGAAGTATTGAAGAGCCTGCACCATTCATTATTAATAATGTTTCTTTAATTTGCCACATTCTTGATTGGGCTAGAAATTCGAATATTGAAAAATTTATTCAAGTTTCTACTGATGAAGTGTACGGCCCCGCTCCAGATGGATATGCTCATATTGAATGGGAAGATCAGCATCTGCCTAGCAATCCTTATTCTGCATCAAAGGCGGCTCAGGAAGATATTGCATTCTCCTATTGGAGAACTTATGGTGTCCCTCTGATTATTACTAACACTATGAATATTATTGGTGAGACACAAGATCCTGAAAAATACGTTCCTATGGTCATTAAAAAAGTTCTTAACCAAGAAAAAATTTCAATTCATGGATCTCCTGATGGACGCATTGGAAGTCGTTTTTACCTACATGCTCGTAATCAGGCTGACGGATTACTTTACATTTCTAATCTTCCAGCACCTGCATATGGAGAAGCCAGTACCCCTGCCAGATATCACATTGCAGGTGAACGTGAGGTTGATAATTTAGAAATTGCAAATTTAATTGCTGAGTATGTTGGTAAGCCTCTTAATTATGAAATTGTTGATTTTCATTCATCAAGGCCGGGTCATGATTTAAGGTATGCTCTTAATCAAAATAAAATTAATGAAGCGGGTTGGAAGATGCCCCTGCCTTTTGAACAATCTTTAGAAAGAACTGTTAAGTGGACGTTGAATCACCCTGAATGGCTCATGATCTGAGTCTTCCTTAGATTGGATTTGCATGAAACTCTATAAAAAAGAAGAACAACTTTGCTTTGATGATATTTTAATGGTCCCAAAACCTTCTGTCGTTGAAAGCAGAAAAGATGTCAATTTAATGATGTCAATTGGTGTTGAAAGAAAAATTGATCTGTATCTTCCAATTATTGCTTCTCCTATGGATACGGTGTGCGAACAAGACATGGCTATGGAAATTTCATTTCATGGAGGTCTTGGAATTATTCATCGTTTTATGAGTAATGAAAAACAAACTCAACAGGTAAATGCAGTTGCCATGAAAAAACATTTAGTTGGTGCTGCTGTTGGGGTTTCTACGCCTAACAATTCCATTCTGAAGCAAGTTGAGTCTTTAATTATTTCCGGTGCCGTTGCCATACTTGTTGATACAGCAAATGGTCATAATTTGTTGGCAGTTAATACTGTTCGGGAAATTCGTCGTGCTTTTCCTAAAATTCATATCATGGCAGGAAATGTTTCTACATGGGATGGGTTTATGCAACTGGCGCTTGCGGGAGCAGATTCAGTTCGTGTAGGAATTGGGGGCGGCTCAATGTGTAGTACAAGAATTGTCACTGGTCATGGTATGCCCACGCTTGCTTCTATTATGGAAATTTACGAAATGCTTGATAGATTTGATCTTCCAACGTCTATTATTGCTGACGGTGGTGTTAGAAATAGTGGAGATGCTATTAAGGCTTTTTCTGCTGGTGCTGATGCAATTATGTTAGGGTCGGCTTTGGCTGGACATAAAGAATCACCGGGTGAATTAATAAATAAAGATGGAGTTTTATACAAACATTTTAGAGGAATGGCAAGTCGTCAGGCACAGGAAGATTGGCATGGAAAAGTTTCTGTTGTTGAAGGAGAATCAACATTAATTCCTTTTAAGGGTGAGGTTGGTAAAACTTTAGATGAATGGAGAGCAGGAATACAGAGCGGTTGTTCGTATTCTGGAGTTTACAGCCTTGAAGATTTACAACTTTTTTCAGAATATATTAAAGTTACATCAAATAGTTTAAAGGAGAGTATCCCACATGGCAAATCTTAAAATGTCTATTGATAATGCATATGATAAAGATTCACCAAGGAATAAAGTTGAATTAGAAATTACTAAAATTTGTAATGAAATGGCAGATTTTCTTATTCAAAAAAATAGGGCTTACGGTAATTCGGCTCTGGAACCTGTAAGAGTTTTTTCTAAATCAGGGAATCAGGAGCAACTTCTTGTTAGGATTGATGATAAATTAAGTAGATTCCTTAAAGGTTCTGAGTTTCCCGGTGATAATGATATTGACGATCTAATTGGCTATCTGGTATTATTAAAGGTAGCAAAGCGCGACAACTGGAGATAATATGCCGATGTACACATATACCTGTATGCCTTGTGATAAGGAAATGGTTCTTATGCAAAAAATGGAACAACGCGATTCGGCTCGTTGTCCAGAGTGTGGTTATAGTTTAATTCGTGGAATTGATAGGCCGGGAAGTGTTTGGGCACCTACGGCTGGTGGATTCCGGTGAAAAAGAAACAACAAATTTCAATTCGTCCACCATACAACAATCCAGATATAACTGTTTATACAGAATTAGAATTTGGTAAGGATGTTATTAAACCGGGAGATAAGATTAAAATTAAGAATGCTCGCGGTTATTTTATTTTTCAAAAATGGGCACATAATTTTCGTCTTGATGTGACATGGATTGATTGTATGAATCCAAACACTGGTGAGTTCAGGTCTTTTTATATGGATAACCTTAAGGGTGTTCATCGTGCTAAAAAGAGTATAAGGAAGAAACTTGTCTAAAGAATTAGAAGTTGCTGAACGCTTTGACTCTATGAATAGAGTTGTTGAAGAGTTGCTTAAGGGTAATAATCCTACTCAGATAGCAAAAATTCTTTCTATCAAGCGTGCCACTGTGCTTGAACTTATTGAAGACTGGAAGAATATTGTTCACAATGATAATAGTATCCATGTTCGCGCTAGAGAGGCTTTAGCGGCTGCTGATCAGCATTATGCCATGATTATTAATCGGGCGTGGGAAACAGTTGAGCAGGCTGATTCAAATCAACAATACAGTGTTAAGGCGGGTGCTTTGAAATTGGTTGCTGATACAGAAGCAAAAAGAATGGACATGTTAAACCGTGCTGGTCTTCTAGAAAACAATGAACTTGCTGACAAACTTATTGAAAATGAACGTAAGCAGGATTTGCTTAAGGGAATTCTTAGAGATGTTTCTTCACAATGTGAGCATTGCAAATATGAGGTTGCTCGCCGTTTATCTCAAGTAACTAATCAAGTAGAAGTGATACGAGAAGATTGACAGGCTTTGAGGATTTCCTAGAAGCGTTAGACGAGAACGCCTTTGAAGAGGTTCCTGTTAGTATTGAGGAATTTGTTACCTCAAAGGATTATTTAAACTTGCCACCACTTTCTACAAATCAATATACGATGATTAAGGCTTCTACTCAAATATATAAAAAAGAAACTTTGATTAAGTTGTTTGGTGAGCAAGAAGGTCAAGCAAGATGGAAGCAAACTTGTAATGAAGTAATTATGCAATTGGGTAAAGGTTCTGGTAAGGACTACACTTCTACTATTGCCTGTGCGTACATCGTTTACCTGCTCTTGTGTTTAAAAGATCCAGCACGCTATTATGGAAAGCCTCCCGGCGACAGTATAGATATTATTAATATTGCTATTAATGCTGTTCAGGCTAACAGAGTTTTCTTCAAAGGTTTCCTAACAAGAATCGACAGGTGCGCTTGGTTTCAGGGGCGGTATGTTGCAAAAGCAAACAGCATAGAGTTTGATAAAGATATTACAGTACACTCAGGTCACTCTCAGAGAGAATCATGGGAAGGATACAACGTAATTGTAGTGATCCTTGACGAGATTTCCGGTTTTGATTTAGAATCAACTAGTGGGCATGAGCAGGCAAAAACTGCTGGTGCTATCTATCGAATGTATAGGGCTTCAGTAAATTCACGGTTCCCCGATTATGGTAAGTTAATCCTGTTATCCTTCCCCCGATATAAGAAAGATTTTATTCAACAAAGGTATGATGATGTTGTTGCTGAAAAAGAAACTGTTGTTAGAACTCATAGGTTTAAGTTAGACCCCGATCTTCCAGATGGTTCAGAGAAAAATGAATTTAATATTGATTGGGAAGAAGATCATATTCTTTCATATGCTGTTCCTAAAGTTTTTGCTTTAAAAAGACCTACATGGGATGTTAACCCAACAAGAACTATTGACGATTTTGCAGTAGACTTTTATACTGATCCAGTAGATGCTCTTTCAAGATTTGCTTGTATGCCTCCAGAAGCAGTGGATGCATTTTTTAGGTCACGCGAAAAAATTGAAAGAGCCTTCAGGAATTATAACATTGCAGTTGATGAAGATGGCAGGTTTGCAGAATGGTTTCAGCCACAAGAAGATAAATTATACTTTGTTCACGTTGACCTTGCTCAAAAACATGACCATTGTGCAGTATCAATGGCGCATGTTGAGAATTGGGTAAATATTAAAATTGGTAATCAAACAAAAGAGGCTGCACCTAGTATTGTTGTTGATGCTGTAAGATGGTGGACACCAACAAGCACTCAGACTGTTGATTTTACTGAAGTAAAAGATTATATTATTTCTCTTAAGCATAGAGGGTTTAATATCGGAACGGTAACTTTTGACCGCTGGAATTCTTTTGATATGATGCAGCAGTTAAAGGCTTATGGTATGAATGCAGAAGTTCTTTCTGTTGCTAAAAAGCATTATGAAGATATGGCTTTGGCGATTATGGAAGAAAGAGTTGATGGTCCTAACATTAAATTACTTATAGATGAATTGCTTTCTCTTAGAATTGTTAAAGATAAAGTTGATCACCCAAGAAAAGGGAGTAAGGATCTTTCAGATGCTACATGTGGCGCTATTTATAATGCTGTTAGTAGAACGCCTGCGGATCTTAATCAGGAAGTTCTTATAAAAACTTATGATTATGAAGATTTAGATTTACAAAGGTGGGAGCAAGAGAAAACAGATCGTGGAGTTATTCAACTTCCTGAAAAAAGAGAAATGCCGAACATTTTGCAAGAATTTATGGATTCTTTTCGTGAAGATGATGGACAAGAATTCGTAGATAATTTTACAATATTATAGTACACGCCGGTATCCTAGCGGTTTTGGAAGCGGTCTTATATACCGTGTATCGTGAGTTCGATTCTCACCCGGCGTACGGAGTTGCGAGAGATGATTCCTTGGGATGGATATAGTTACAGTATCCGAAATATCCACGGGAGCAGACAGGGGAGTCCTCTGATGCTGGTGTGCTGTGGAATTTTGCGCCTCTCGCAACTCTTAAGATGATAGAATTGTAGTGTGATGGTCCCTAGAAGAGCAGAACGAGTTAAATTAATAAGAGAACGTGACGGCGATCTATGTTCAGTGTGTAAAAAACCGTTTATTAATAATTTGGACATTACAATTGAACATTGGATTCCCCGCGCTGCTGGTGGAAGCGATGAATTAGATAATCTTAAACTTTCTCATAAAAAATGTAATGTGGCTAAGGCTGACATTATTCCAAATCCAGATGGGACATTGCCAGAAAAGCCAAAAAAAGTTCCTTATTCTAAAAAACAGACTGAAAAGAAAAGAATTCTTGAAGAATTTTGTTATGACTGTCAAGGAGGTAGAAATCTTCAGGCGGGTCAGACTTGTGAATTTTGTGGGGCTTTGCCGGGTCCGGTAGAGAACCCTCGTTACTTAAAACGTAAATCTCCAGAGTGTGATCATAATATTTTTTGGTGCTGGGCTTGTAGCATTGGTATTGTTGAAAAGAAAAGTGTTACTCAGCATTTAATTACTGGATAGTGCCCTTTCGTCTAACGGCAGGACAACGGTTTCTGGTACCGTTTATCGTGGTTCGAATCCATGAGGGGCAGCGGCAATTGCTCAAAATACGCTCAAATGATATAATCAAGTTAGACTATACTTTGGAGTTATTTTGACAAGCGCATCTATTTATATTTCTGCTTCTGGCACGCCAACGACAACGGCTAATGCTGTTTCTTCTATCGTTAATAATGGTACTGGGCATTTATCAGATCATCAAAACATTATGGATGCATTAGTTTTTCATGATATTTTTCTTAGCACTTCATCAGGATTAGCGTCGGCTATTCTTGATGATACTGGAACAGGTTCTTTAGTTTTTAGTGGTAGCCCAACTATAAATTCGCCTAATATCACAGGAAGCGTTTCTGGTAGTTTTAATATAGCCTCTTCTAGTATGACTGCTGCTGGTGCTTCAGTAAATTATGGGGCGTGGCAGTTATATACTCCAACATGGTCCAATGCTGCAAGTGCGCCGGGAACTGGAAGTGTTAATCAAGGTCGTTACTGTGTAATTGGCAAAACAGTACATGTTCGTGGTTACCTTACTTTTGGTACAGGTTTGTCTGTGGGTGCAGGTACTATAAATGTAACTGTTCCAATAGCCTCTGCCAACACTTCTCCTTACTTTTTAGGATCAGTCGATCTTTCTTCGACTGGAGTAAACTCTTGGCTGGGAAAAATTACATTGCAAGCAAATACTAATGTCGCTATTATTACTGGTCTAACTGCTAGTGCTGGTGCTGCTGCTAATTTTAGTTCTACTTATCCTTTTACATGGAAAGCAACAGATAATATTGTATTTAACATGACTTATGAGATAGCATAATGGATAATAAAAATATACCTACTGATTCAATGGTTTCTGCTGCCAAACGTGCATTAGAATGGAAAAAGCAGGGTAAGGCTGGCGGGACTGAAATCGGGCTTGGTCGCGCTCATCAAATTGTTAATCGTGAAAATTTAAGTGATTCTACTGTAAAAAGAATGTATTCTTTTTTTTCCCGTCATGAAGTAGACAAGAAAGCGACTGGTTTTTCTTCTGGTGAAGAAGGTTTTCCAAGTCCCGGCAGAGTCGCTTGGGACTTATGGGGTGGAGATGCTGGATACGCTTGGTCAAGGCAAAAGGTCGCTAGTATGGAAAAAATGAATTTATATGGTGGTAGCACTAAAAACCCATTTCGTGTAGAATACAATGTGTCTGATTGTCAAGGTGGCTGGGCGGTTTTGAAAGATGGTACTGGTCAAGTTATTGGATGTTATAAAACAGAAGAAGAGGCACATGAACATATGGATGGTTTAAATTCTTCTATTACTGATATTCTAGGTGATGAGGTTAGAACTACTAAGTCTCATGAAGAGTATGCTAAAACTGAAAAGTTGTATCATACAACCTCTTTTTGGGATGGTGCGTTTTTTCCCGCCAAAAATGGTACAATGGGATTAGCGGCAGGATCACAAGATCAAGATGCCAGATTTAATTCTACATATAATACGCCGCCACAAAAAGACGGCAAGGAAAGCACTGGTTACGGAAATCGTAGTGCTGGAACAAATTCAAACTAGGAGTTTATGATGACAGGAACAACATTGGGTGGATGGCCCGGTATTAAAACAGCAAAAGAACAGGGTGTTCTTGTTTGGATTACCATTCCCGGCACCAAGAAGAAGGTTAGATTGCGTAAAGAGGTAGCCCCAGTGTTTGCTGCTTTTCTTTCAGAAGTTCATAAGCATGTAATTGATCTTAATAAGGGTCCATTAGATGGATGGGAATATCGAGAGGCACGCACTGGAGCAGGTCTTTCTCAGCACGCCGGGGCGGTTGCGACAGATATGCGTTATGATGTTCTTCTTGCCGATCATAGACGGCACATGACACAGACTCAGATTAATACAATGCACGCTCTATTAAATAAATACACAACAACTAGTGGTAAGCGAGTTTTTGGATGGGGCGGGGATTGGCAAGTTGGCAAGTTTTGTGATGAAATGCATCTAGAGGCTGTGCAATCATGGTCCCCATACAGCCAAGGTCACAACGCTACTGTAGCAGATTTCGCTAATGTGCAGAAGAAACTTCATATTAATTCTAATGGTACGTTTAGTATTGTTGGTAAGGTTGTTAATCCTGTTGTTAAGCCTGTTCCTGCTGTTGTTGTTAAGAAGCCAGCGACACCACCTGCACCTGTTCCTGTTGCAGTTAAATCAGTATCTGTAAAAGATTTTGTTTTGGGTAAGTCAAATGGTAGTGTTGTGACTGTTCAGAAGGCTCTTGCTAAAGAAAAACATTATGGTGGTGCCATTGATGGTGTCTTTGGCCCTGCAACTCGCGCTGCATATGCTCACTGGCAGAAGGCTTTGGGTTATTCTGGTGCAGATGCAAATGGTATTCCCGGTTTATCTTCTCTTAC